TTGTAGTCGCAGCCATTACCTGTGCGATACCAGCCCCGCAAGCACCAGGTACAGACGGGAAGGATTTGCCTGGCCGGCAGTTGCAGGTTCTGGATGTCAAAAGGTGAACACAGCTCGAAATCAATCTGAATGCGTGACTCGGAGGTTTTGGCGTTGATGTAGAAAAGCTGAACGCGCTCTTCGTTCGGGCTGGCATCAGGATTGCCATCAATCCAGTTTGCCGCGTCGAGATATTTCGCAAGAGTGGTCCGAATGCGCACCCTGGCTTTCACCATGTCGTCATACTGAAGGCAAAGCGCAGTAACATAATTAGAGACATTGCCAACAGATAGCGTTGGTGTAGGCTGCGGCCCTGAGCCAGACAGCTCAATACCCGTGATCTCGTATGGATGCGGGTCGTATTCGTTGCCCTGCCAGATGATGGAGGGAAGATTGTCAGCAGCAAAGGAGGCCCAGCCCTCGGTATTGATATTGTACGCATGGAAGCGCAGCACCTTTTCCATACCGAACGCAGTGCCGTCCACTTCGATTAAGTGGATCAGTTCGCCAGGCTCCAGCGACTGGAAATCAGCATTTAGTCCCATAAATTTTACCCATAAAAAAAGCCGCATACGCGGCTGGTGGAATGAATCAGATTTTACGGCGCAAAGGCCTGTTTGAAGGAAAAGCCGAGAGTGACCACTTTCCCGGATACAAAAGTCGGTTTGATTGAGTCAGGATTCACCCGGTAGAGTTTTTTCTCACCCCACGGATTTGACCACCAGAAGGATTGATGAGCGTGGGAATGAAGAAATGCTCTGATAGCAGCTACGTCATTCTTCTTACCCGTCCACGTTAAATCCCACTGCTCAATTACAGTATTGATTCCATTAATCGCAACCTGTTCGTAACCATCACCAAATTGGGCTGTATAGAGATTTATTGTGTCGTTCGCGATTGGAGAAACCTGTGTGGGCCATGTAAAGGTATTTGCCATAATTCACCATTAAAATAACCGCCACAACAGAAAGGCGGTTATTTTTTCGAGGGTAGTCAATATTAAACCACCGGAATATCACCAGATACTAAATAGTCCATCAATTCTTCATTGCGAAGCACTCCATCGTAAAATATATATCCCCATGAATTTATGGATTTAAGCTCACACGATGCTCTAAACTGCTCCAACTGATTTCTCACATCTCTGCCCTGAGCACGAATACTTCTAACATGGCGTAACAACCGCATGTAGTTTGCTTTGAAGTAACGATAATAACGCTCCGGTAAGGCCAATTCATTGATATGTCTAGAGATAAGATTCGACTCATGGATCGGGATTTCAGGATTAGGTGTAAGACTAATAGAGGCCGGTGCATTGAAAGGGGCTGTGATATTCAAAATCAATACTTGTTGTTCAGTAAAGTTGTCAAAGTAAGGATGGATAAATAATCTTCTACCAAAATTATCCTTTGTCTTGTTACTTTTTTTTGATTGGCAAATGTCACACATAGGAAACAAGTTTATTATTGTCACAGAAAACTCAGGGTAATCGTCCTTGGGCAAATAATGGTCGAGTGTATTCGGAGTTCCATCTTCACCGCATGCAGGACAATAATCCAACTCACGATTACGAAGCTCTTCTAAAATAGGTTTTTGTACAGACTCAGGTTTCGCTGAAAGAAATAGATTTTTAAATCTTCCATGAACATTAGGATCATTCATTTCCATCCAAGTGCTCACAACCTCAGGATTACCTCTAGCATGAGAATACAGAGCCACTCGTGATTTCCAAGGAGCTTTAATTCGATTGAAATAGTTCCTATGGATGCCCCTCTGACGCTCTTCAACAATCCGTTCTATCAGTTCTTCGTCATTTAACGCCAATTCAGGGGTGTCTAAGCGTATCACCATTTTCCCTCCTGCATTGCATTTATTTGAATCATCATCTCTTCGTTTATATTCTTCCCAAGAGCTTTGATTAGTTTTTCACCACTCCCGTATTCCTTTATCTTTTTTTCCAACCAAGATTCAAAAGGCTTTGACACTGATTTATCACCAAAAACATAGGAAGATATCCTCTGAATATCCCCCCCGAAAGTTTCAAATGGAGGATGATTAATGAATAAAGTGTCACTATTATTCTCAAAAACATGAACGCAATCTTTCGGTAATTCGCGAACAGTAACTAAAGAATGTGTAGCAAATAATGCCTTTGAACCAAAACTGCTTAATATTTCCTTTAACATTTCAATAAACGCGATTTCTAGCGTCGGATGCAAGAATAATTCCGGCTCATCAATAAGGATGAGACTATTGCGACGTATTGCACCCAAAATATTAGTCACCATATATGAGAACAAACGTTGCCCGGAACTTAATTTAATTGGTTCTCCATCTTTAATGAATGTAATACCAGCATTAACATCCAAATATTTTCTTAATTCATCTGTATTAGGCTCATTGAATCTATGAGATGTTATTGGTATATAAGCCTCAGGAACACCGTACAGCTTTGCTTCATTATTTATTAAGATTGAAGAAGCATCACTTCCCCATAATTTTTCTTGAAATAATACATCCTTATTACCATAATGATTCACACCGACGGCAATGTAATCAAAATCAATAGCCTTGTTAAGAACCGAGTACAAAGAGTCTATCTTTTTTGCCCATGTTTTTATCTCACCATATCGACGATCATCATCGAGACAGTTGAGCAGCGAACGCGCCGCATTAATTTTTGGCCATTTTCTTGAAAGTACGATCTTTTTTGGAGTATCAGAGTGTGGGTTTATCGTATGTTCATAAGTGCGTAATCCAAAATATCGATAACTATTTTCATCTTTTTTCTTGAACCCAGCAGTTTGATCAAAATCAGAGCTATCAAGAGGGAAAAGCTCAAATGGACTGTAGGAAACCACCACTAACTGATTAATATTAGGTTTTTCTGCAAACCCAGTTTCTAAAGTAGTTTGTTCACTTTCGTTGAACCAAGCCTCTACTAACTGAATTAGGGCTTGAGATTTACCGACACCATTAGGACCGATTAAAATATTTATATCATGCGGCAATGGTGTTTCAGAATTAAAATTAAGTTTAAGTTGCTGAGAATCACCAGAAACTGTTTTGAAACGAAAATTAATATTATCTATGACTATAGTTTTTTTTCCAAGAACACGCCATCCATCCAGAAAAGCTTTGACGGCCCCCCTTTCACGAAGGAGAGACACCTTGAAAGCACTTGAATTAATCATTCTCATGCTAACTTCGTCCTCAATTATATGTGACATATAACTTGCATCGCGGAGAGACTTTGCAACCTCGAGAGCTTGTGTGGTACCGAGATGCCCATCAATAAGCTCATAAAAAGTGATGTTCTCAGGATTAGAAATATACTCCCCCCCCTCTATAGGGAACTTACCATCCCAACCGCTTTGCAATAGGCTCTCAAGATATAGGTGGGAAGTCATTTCATCCTGAAATAAAATTTTGATTGGTGGTAGTTGTACATCAACACCATTCATTCGACAATATACAGGAAAAGATGTCTTATGATCATAATCATCCCATGCATCATATAAGAGAAAGATAAAGTTGTCCTTTGGGGTTTTTAGAAACTCATTCATTTTGGCATTATCTTTTCCAACATAAATTACTTCCATAACATCTTTCTCCAATCCATCAACCAGTTAAAATCACGTTAAATTTTTAACATTTCACCTTACTATAGTCGAACCATAATTTTCTTATTGATTCAATATTCAGTATTCCCGATAAATTTAAAATGTGCGTTTAACGTAAAGTATCCCCCCTTCTGTGAGCTCCTTCCGTAACCGCATCGAAACTTCTTGCTGAACCACAGATGCTATCAGTTTACCGATGCTTTCAGCACTCTTTTGGTTTGAATTATTTGCCACTGCACCACCCTCCTGAGTGACAGTTACAGGCGCATCCACATTGACCGTCAGTCCACCACCGGAAAGCCCATACATTGGTGCACGCCCAACCACACCGCCCTCGGCATAGCCCTGCGCGTTGTGCATCATGGCATAGAGGTTTTCGACACCAATAGCATTGGTGGCCTCTTTGGTAAACACGAACTCGCCACCGTGAACAATACCTTTAGGCTCATACTTACCACCTGCGCCGGTATAGCCCCCCACGTCAAACTCAGGGATGTAGCCGCCGACATATGCCTGCTTGATACCTAAAATATTGCCAAACGCTGTACCTCCAAATGCTGCTTTAGCAGCATTCAGCAAAGCTAATTGCGTTAGCATCTGTGTAATACCTTTTAGGAATGTAGTCAGGTAGTCCTTAAAATTAGCTTTTCCCGTTGTGAAGAAATCAGCCAGGCTGCTGGACATTGCACTGAAAGCCCCCTGGCTGACGCTCGCCACATTGCCGTAAACATTGGTGGCTGAATCCTCATACTCTGCCCACCCCTTTTTAGCCCCTGCAAGCCAGTCACCACGAAGCGCATCCTCTTTGGCATATCGTTCCTCCAGCTTGTCGAGGGATTCTGATTTGTCAGTGTCAGAGGCTTTCATCAGCTTAAGCTGTTCACGTTCCCTCTCTCGCTGCGCCTGCCTGTTACTCATGCCAGCGGTGCTATCCATTGCTGCAATGAGGGCGCTTTGCTGCTGGATAAATTTCAGCGAAGTTTCATGGCCTTTTGCTATTTCCTGAATATCTTTTATCCGCTTAGCCTCTGCGGATTCAGCTTCAAGCGCAGCGCGGATCTCTGCGCTCCGGGCAACCAGACTTTTTTGGTCAGATGTTAAAATCCGCTTTTGCTTCAGGTCAGCGATCTGCTGATTAAACTCAAGAAGGCGCTTTTCTTCAGATGTCAGGTTTTTGGTTGTTTCATTCTGCTCTTTCAGTACAGCCAGGCGTTTCGATGACTCCTGAAGCATCCTTGTAGCAGAATCATCGGTGTAGGCTTTTTCTTTCTTTTGGCCCTTTTGCTGGCTGTTGGCGTAACTTTCATTCTCACGACGAATTGCTTCATCCTTTGAGGCCTGGGAAGCATAGGAATTGCGAATTTCAGCCAGGCGTCTCTGATGCTGCTCTTCCTTATTTTCGTATTGTAACTTCCACTTCTGATCGTCGTTGAAACTGCGCTTCCTGCGCTCTTCTTCATCTCTTTCGGCCTTTTCACGCGCAGCAGCAATATCAGCCTGAAATTTTTCCTCCTGTAAAACGTCCAGTGACTTTTCAGCCCCGTAGTTATTCATCCCCGAAGGGGTGGGTATTTTTCTGCTGGCGCGTTTCTGAAGGTTTTCTATCTGGTCTTCGATGGTTTCCGGACGGCCGATCCCCAGCATCGCATCCCAGGCTTCAGCGGCTTTCTGCTTGATGGCCTGCCAGCCCCATTTCATAAAGCCCAGGTTGTTGGTTATGTCAGTGGTACGGTTTTGAATGGCGTCGGCATACGCATCCATCGCGATTTTTGCC